AGTATTTCGTTTTGATGACAAATGCTACCGATATAAACAAATTGCAAGAAAATGTAATTCGAATAAAAAGAAAGTAAAATTTGCAGATACATATGAAAAGAGTCTATAAAATCTATTGTATTTTCCATAGGTTTAACATAAAATTGAAATGCTTAAATACAAAGAAAATATCGATACCCTTTACTAAACAGAAAGAATTGAAATGTCGAGAGAAGAACTAATGATGGATACAATCTACAAGATTGGTTTAGATAGTATAAAAACGTGTATAGAACTAGCAAATACAGAAAGTTATCTAACAAAATTATATATTATAATGTGTGGATTAAAAGAATTTCCATACATTATATTTGAAGAAAACGACCATAATGAAAGATATATTTATAGCATTGATAAACTTTGTGACGTGAAAGAATTGGAATGTATCCTTGAATTGTTTGAAATCTTTGGTATTTACTATGATATTGAATGTAATTACATTATTTTACATACATAAGTGTAAGATAATATCTAATAAAATTGAAAAAAATATTTTTTATTTCATTAAAGTTTAATGTCAAAAATGAGTGAAAGAAATGCACTTGAATATTATATAGAACCTAGAGTGAAGTTATATAAAAAGAGAGTATCTGATTTGGTATATAGTTATGGTTTAAATACAGAAAATCCATTTTATTATCTTATCATTACATCAATAACAAGATGTATATTACATAAAGACAGAATACACCTACTAGCAAATACAATTGCTTTTCTGATAGTATTTTATATATGTACAGATAGAAATTGGCGAAACATATTTTATTTTATATTTATACATTGCTACATTAATTCTATTTGTATTTATCTTTATAGAAAGTATAGAAAATTAGAACCAAAGATACTAGCAGGAATATCGGACGTAATCTGTTCATTGTATACATTTTATGTATTGAAAACAATCACTATAGATACAACAGGACACTTATTTTTGAAAATAGTAATAGATGAGTATATCATTTGCTATACTTTAAATAAAAAATATAATTTACATATAAGTATATCATCTCATATGATGGGATATATGACTGGATTTGTGTCTCGTATAATATTAGATAACATATACTTCATTTCTTACAATATCTTAAAAAACGAATAAAGGCAATAAGTAGTAAAAATGCAAATAAGAAATAATTTATTCTACTAGACATTTGAGGTGTCAAATGGTGGTTTTCATCTTCAATGCCAAATATAGTATGTAATAAAGGTCTAAAGAATTCAATAGGTTCTTCTAGTTCTTGTGCTTCTTCTTTTCTTGTGATCCATATTCCGTATCGAAAATAATATTCTAATTTTGTAAATGTACACATTCCATCTATGTCATTCCAATCAAGAAAGACAAGAATGATGAGAATAATATAATAATGAAGATATTTACTAGGAATAATAAAAGCACCGAATAAAATATATATCATAATAGCCATATGAATATAAAAAATTGTATTTGCCATTATATAAGAAATCATTATATAGTAAAGTTATATTATTTGTCCAAATATATACGATATTTTTTTTCTAGTATTAGTCCGTTCCGAATAATAACTCCAAGGTGTGTAGAGTATTCTTTAGAGTTATCATTTAAATATGTTTCTTGAATGTGTTGAGGTATATCATCATAAGATTGGATGTTACGATATTGTTGAATTTCCTTACTATCAAGCATTTTATTATCGATAGAAAGGTCATAATCTATATATGGAACTCTCATTTTATAATTTTTAGAGATAGTGTATAGGCGTTCGTTACAGAAGTTACGCATATGATTGGATAAAATGATAAAATCATTTATTTTTTTCAATGGTGTATAATAGTTTTCGATACAATGCATAATATCTTGTTTCGAATAAATGACGTAAGGTGTTTTCTTATCTTGATATTGATGAATACCACATTCAAGAGGAGTATACTTATCTAAATTATGAATAATGAAATTAGTCCTCTTTTCCATATTTCGAATAATATTTCTCTGTAGTGTATTTCTTCTAGATTGCATGTATTCATAATAAGGAGATTTATCGTGGAAGAACTGGTATATAAACTCATTCATTTTTCGAATACTACATTTTTCAAATGTTGGAACTAGACAATAGAATAGTTTTTTAGCTTTTTCTTCATTATATTTATTACCAAATATTCCAGTTTCGATTTCTCTCTTATATTCATTTTCAAATGTTTGATTGGAATATTCATTTAAAGAAAGTAATGAGTTTTTCTTTTTTTGAATAACATAAATATTAGATTTTTGTAGATTGTAATTATAGAAGTCATAATATTCATAATTCATGTTTGGATTTTTATCGTATAATTCTTTCATAATGGAATAGATTTTTTCATCAAAAGGATGAATGAAATCATCATAATTGTATATATTTTTCATATAAGCTTGAATGGCAGTATATAGTAAACATTTTTTCTTACAATAGAGTGCAACTTTTTTATATATATTTGTTGACTTGTTTTTGTAATAATGATATTTAGAATCTAGAAAATCGGTCCACATTTTAAAACGTTCAGGGTTACAGAATGAAAATGATACATTCGAGATATTTTCACCTTGTTGTTCAAGTCTTTCAATAAGTGTCCTATTAATCACAGGAATATCATTTTCATCGTGATTATTACAATACAAAGTATTCTCATTAACAAAATCGTTATATGAGGATATAAAATTGTTATATTCAGTAGAGTTATTTTGAAATAGTGTAGACAATTCAATTTCCTGAGGAAGTGATATATCACAAGGAATATCACGATATCCGTGTTTCATATAATAGTATTCAATCATAACTCTATTTAAGTCATTGCCTTTGTCAGGACCATTGTATTCATCATCATATAAGATATAGCTTTGAATGAAAGAATATAATAATTTTTTAAGTTTAGTGTGTTTAATATAATTTTTACGTAAATGACTTTTAGTCGAGTTATATTCTAATCTATTGTATATAATTTCATAATATACCACGTGACTTAAATATTCTCTATCGAATTGAAAGATAACTTCACAAAAAGCTTTCATCACATCAAGTTTTGTAATATGTATATGAAAGTTATTTTGAGGAATATACTTTTTAATTTGTCTAGGAATATACTCAATGGTATCGTAAAACATCCTCTTTTCTACGAAAGTATAATCCAAAATATCATTATATAGAATATTCATGTTTTCACTATAGAACGAAGCCATTAATTCATAAATATATAATATTTGACGTTCTTTATCTAGAATATTATCGTGCTTTGTTAAAAGTGTGCTAAAATGTTTTTCATCAATTTCATTTATCATATATCGAATACGATGGATAAAATTGGATTGGTCGTGTAGTCTCCCATTTGTTTGTGTTTGTATCTTTTGTCTTAGTGGGTTGAGAATAACTTGTTGGAAATGTAAGAGGTTACGATGCATATTTTTCAAGAATGTGGATGTTCTTGTATTAGTATTAATAAGTGTATACTTGACATTATTGTCCATAATAGGATTAATAAAAGAGACAAGTTCTTCATCGAGTGACATACCAAAATCGTTTGATTTATTTTCGAATAAAATTAATTTCTCTCTTTGATTATGAAAAGGTAAACAATGGTATGTTTTACCATGTAAAACAAAACGTGGTGATAAAATGGAGTTTTTCTTGTCGTATATACTTGAGAAAGGGAGATAACCGATACAGAAATCTACTATGTTACTAATTTGTGAATAATTTAACAAGCCACCGCAAACTACTTCACCTACATTTCTTATCCCGCCTTCTTTTTGTTTACGCATCCATTCATAATAATGTGGATTATGAATGACCCCATTTTCAATTTGTCCAGTTTTCCAACTAAAAGCAACATTACATTGAGTACACCACATTTGGTCACAACCCAATATTTTATGAATAGGTACACCACAACTAGGACAATTTTTTGTATCTCTTTTTATAAGTTTTGCGGTTTCAATATCTTCTTTTTTACATTGGTGTTTTTCTTCAGTAATGGTATCCTTTACGGATTTAATAGCGAAACATTTACGACAAACTTTAGTTTCACAAATAGAACAATAATAATTCTCATTAAGAAAACCTTTACAATTATCAGTTGGACAAGCCTTAATGAATTTAGGTTTGATAATGTTTTCTTGTTGTATGCCTCTTAAATTATGATTAAAGTTTTCAGATAGAATTTGTAATATTTTATAAAGACGAAGGTGTTTACCTTCGTTTTTAATAATGTCATCATAATAATCAGGATAAAAATCGATAATCTCAGGATGAGTGTGTAAGAACTGGTTCGTAATGAGTTCTCCTTTTGTAATACCAGCACCTTTATATTTAATCTCTAAGTTTTTGAATGTTCGTTGCATTCTGTATATGTTTTGTAATTTTTTATATATATGAACATAATGTTGTGTTTCAGGCATTTTTGCCTTTTCCATTTCAAATAATATCTTTTTACGATGCATGCGTAATGTTTTATTTACATAAGAAGATGGAAATACATTGTATAGAAATGTTCTATCCCATTCTATTTTACAATGCATACAATTTGGTGGTTTTGAAGATGTTTCTATATAAGTTTTACAACAAGAGAAGCATACTTTATGATTACATCCACAGAGAACATAATTAATTTTACTTTCATCAAAATCTTCCATACATACAGGACATTCGGTCATATTCTCTTGAATAATATTTATATTTGAGGTGGTTGAATGCTGTGTAGCACCTTGTCCTGCACCACCATTCGAGTGAATAATCGTGTTCTGTTCAGAAGCCATAATTTGAATACTATATTAAAGTTAGGGTATTTAAAATCAATTTTTTAAACTATTAAAAAAAAGATTTAAAGAGAGTTATAGAGACAAAAGAGAATATAAAATATGGTCTGTATTAGTATAATATAGTATATGTAAAAAAAAATATATATAGTATATATAATGGAATTTGTAAAACAAACGCGTTTTTTTACGAACTCGTGGAGTTTATACTTTCGTCGTTCTGATCGCAAGATCATACTACACTCGCTTTTGGAAGAATTATTCACTTCCTATGATATTGGATTTATCCAAACCCTAGATAAAAATCGTATAATGCGTGTTATACGACACATAGGTAAATGTATGATAAAAAACAGAGGGATGTTCAGCAAATCAGGTCGTATTAGACAACATCTTCGTTTAATTGATGATAAAGAAAACAGAAATAATCCTTATATAATGTTTATGTTGAATATAGTATATATATCATTTTTGTATGGGATTGCAAAAAAGAATGAGAAGAGAGAATTAAACTCGTTAAAATCATCAGTGGACAATTTAATTAATATCTATTCTAGAAAAGTAGACTCAAACATTACAAAAGATGTTCTTCATAAGATCGCAAACATAATGATAAACTCAAATCTTGTATACTATCGTCCTGAAGATAGTTCACTTATCGACGAATTAGATGAATTACTAGGCACTAAAATAATTCAAGATATTCCAATACTTCATATGTTATTAAATTCCATTAAAATAACTATTCTTCATATATAGAAGCATAAATATATTTTATTTTTATAAAGTTCATAAATATATTTTATTTTTATAAAGTTAAATAAAATATATAATAATTATATATAATGTTTAATGGAAGTATGTTATTTAATATATCACGCAGGAATAGAAATAGCAATAGAATTACAAGCCGTCAAAGTTTAGATGTTACAAGCGCGAATAACATAAATAGGACGAATATAGATAATCTAGTAAAAGAACTAGAAAATGTGAAAAAAGAGAATGAATTAATAGGTAAGAAATTAAGTGATAAAGAAAAAGAGATAGACTTATTAAATACTAAGTTAATGCATAGTAAGACATATCTTATAAGTAAAAATAAGAATTTGAAAGATTTAGAAACGAAATTAAAATCGGATATGGAAAAGGTAAATGAAGAATTAGATGAAAAGAACGATAAAATAAGAGAAATGCAAAAATGCATTGAGATAAATAGTGTATTAAAGGACGAAGTATCAAGATTGGAAAAAGAAATTGTTGACAAGAATGAACAAGTAAAGTTTTTGGAGAATGGTAGAAAAGTAGAAGGACGATTAAAAGAAGAATTATTTAAATTGACAGAAGAATTGAATGATAAGAACGAAAAATTAAAAGAAATGAAAATTAATAGAGAATTAGAACAACAATTGAGAAAAGATCTAGAAAACTTATCAAGAGACTTAAATGAAAGAAATGAGAGAATACAGAGTTTAGAGAGTGGAAAGCAAGAGGAGAATAAGTTGAGAGAAGAAGTAGCCAAACTATCCAAGGAGTTAGAAAGTGGAAAACAAGAAGAGAATAAGTTGAAGGAACAAGTAACCAAACTATCCATGGACTTAGAGACTGGAAAGCAAGAAGAGAATAAGTTGAAAGAAGAAGTAGCCAAACTATCTAAAGAGTTAGAGAGTGGAAAACAAGATAACGTTCTAAAGGAACAAGTAGCCAAACTATCCAAGGAGTTAGAGAGTGGAAAACAAGAGGAGAATAAGTTGAAGGAACAAGTAGCCAAACTATCCAATGAGTTAGAGAGTGGAAAGCAAGAGGAGAATAAGTTGAAGGAACAAGTAAGCAAACTATCCAATGAGTTAGAGAGTGGAAAGCAAGAGGAGAATAAGTTGAAGGAACAAGTAGCCAAACTATCTAAGGAGTTAGAGAGTGGAAAACAAGAGGAGAATAAGTTGAAGGAACAAGTAACCAAACTATCCAAGGAGTTAGAGAGTGGAAAACAAGAGGAGAATAAGTTGAAGGAACAAGTAACCAAACTATCCAAGGATTTGGAGAGTGGAAAGCAAGAGGAGAATAAGTTGAAGGAACAAGTAACCAAACTATACAATGAGTTAGAGAGTGGAAAGCAAGAGGAGAATAAGTTGAAGGAACAAGTAACCAAACTCTCCAAATCCTTGGAGAGTGGAAAGCAAGAGGAGAATAAGTTGAAAGAACAAGTAGCCAAACTATCCAAGGATTTGGAGAGTGGAAAACAAGAGGAGAATAAGTTAAAAGAACAAGTAGCCAAACTATCCAAAGACTTGGAGAGTGGAAAACAAGAGGAGAATAAGTTGAAAGAAGAAGATAAAAAGTAAACTTAAATAAAAATAAATTGGTATATTTATTATATATTTGAATAGTAAATATGCAAAATAAAGAAATCGAAAAGTTTATAGATAATTATATTCGAAGTAAAAGTAATTTTTACACACACCACCTTGGATTCGAAAATAATAATATAAATATGAATGAAATAGAAAATAAGGATAGAGAGAGAAAAATAGAAACAATTCAAAAGGATATGTATGGTTATGCAATTAATGTAGTTTCAAAACTCGAACTTTATCATTATAATATTTTATATACAAATGTAAAAAGATGGAAATCATTATTGAAAGGGTATAGTAAGGATAGAGTATTGAGCATTAATGATGACTTGTTCTTGTATATGGAGCTAACAAAGACGTGTATAAAAAAATCTTGTATTAAAGAAAATAAGAATGATAATTTATATAATAAAATACTTATTTTTTTAAGAGAGTTACATGATATAATAAATAATAGAGAATACAAAAAAATAATAGAATATAGTCTAGAGTTGAATGAGCCATCTCTATTAGAAAAACTAGTACATTATGTAGAGGTAGATATATTAGTAAATGAAATATACAATGTCAAGATACCCCAAAATATGAATGGTAAAAAGATATATAATATTTTAAAAAATAAAGAAAAGAATAGTTATATTATAGAATGAATAATATATTAAATATTGATGAGTATTCAAAAGAGGATTTAATAGAATTTTTAAATATAGAAGAACCTGTAACGAATAGTTCATTTCAAGAAGGATTAATGAAGACAATAAAAAAATATCCAAGATTAAAAGAAGATGAATATAGTAATTTTCTAAGAGATGCATATCACAAATTAATAGATTATGATGAAGAGAGTCAAGAGAGTCAGGATGAAGAGAGTCAGGATGAAGAGAGTGAACACGAAATAAGAAAAGGGAAAGATTTACTAAAAGATTGCATGGATAGAATGTTATCTACGTGTACAAAGATATATAAACCATCAGAAGCATTGCGAAAGAGAAATGGAGAAGATGAGGAATTGAAAGAGTCCGAAAATATATTATTATCAAGAATACCTCGTATTTCACCTGAAGATGATCCATTAAGGAATATAGAATACGATAATTTAGAGCCAACATTTGCCAATGATGTTCCTCTAACGGGAAATATAGTGAATAGGTTAGAGAGTAATCGTGTCATAGAGACAGGAAGTCATAATGTATTAGTGCCAAATCGTATTCAAGTTCAAGAGAGGTTTAATGTTCCTATACTAAGAGGTCAATACAATCCGAATTCAAAAAATATATTTAAGAGATTAATCAATGTAGATAGCATTTATCGTCAGATACTGCGACAGCCACCAAATAATTTTACGATTGATTTAGCAATTAATGTTGAAAAGGTATTGTCGATGCGTTTAGTGAACTTTCAAATACGAAAAACGTGGTATGCGGTATCTCAAGAGTTTGGAACGAACTTCTTTTTTATGAGAGAACTTGAATCAGATTTTGAAACACCAGTGGGTAATCAAGAATTAACACGTATTAATATTCCAGATGGAAATTATACAGAGGAAGAGTTGGTAGAAAAGGTAAATGAGGAAGTAAGTGGTCAATTTCCTGATGTTGAAGTTCTATACAATAAGAATACAGGAAAAACAACTTTTAGAACAAACCAAAATAAAAATTATGAAATCCTATTTTATAACCATAGAGAACCTGAAAGTAGTAAAATAAACAATAATTTAGGATGGATTTTAGGTTTTCGTAATTTAGGTGGTGATCTCAATGTCAATCTAAACCCAAATGATATGAGATATATAATAGGTCTAATACAAATAGATACAATAAGTGAAGGATTAGTAGATGTATATGGACCTAAATACATTTTACTTGGAATTGATGATTTCAATAATAATCATGTCAATCACTCCATTATAAATATAAGTGAGTTTGATAAGAAAATTCGATTACCAGAATATTTTTCTTCGAATTTAGATCCAACCAATCCATTATTTTTATTGGAAACAGATGAAAATGGAAATCAGATACGTTCTACGTTAACAGAAGCACAAGCATTCACAATACAACAGATATTGTTAGATGACAATGAGAGACGTGCATTAGATAATAGAACAAGATTGATTGCAAATAGTGATATTCTAGCAAAAATACCAGTAACAAAACCGACAACTTCAAATAATAATTCACGATTTCCGTATATCTTAGCAGATACTGGTTCGCTAAAAAGTAATGTCAGAGAATATTTTGGACCCATAGATATTTCTCGTATTCGTGTGATATTATATAATGATAAAGGACAGATTATTGATTTAAACAATCAAGACTTTTCATTTACATTAGAGATAGAGCAATTATACAAATATTAATGAGAGATTGAAAATAAATATAGAAATAAATGTAAATATAGTTTATATTATGAATTATGTAAATTCTATAAAAAAAGTAGGAATATTATATGATTTTATGAACCATAATAAGAGAGAAAGATATGAGACTATCTTAGAACCACTACAAGCAATTTTACAACTAGGTTTTCTCTCTTATTGTCCTCAAGG